GAGTGGTCCTAACGGTCCTGCTTTGGCTTCAGCCTTAACTGACTTGGACGCTATAACACCTCAACAAAAGGAAGATATTATCCTTTTGGGTGGGTTAGCGCTTCAAGTAGCTATGACTAAGCCATTTCAGCCGACCGGTTTAGGATACTCTATGATGGAGATATGGAGATTAATCCATTCCAAGACTGAGAAGTACTCTCGTAAGCTTAGTTACTTTAGTGATAAGGAGGGTAAGACACGAGTGATTGCCATTCTTGATTATTGGACTCAGACTGCATTAAAGCCTCTTCATGATGCTTTAATGGGTATATTGAGAAATATACCGTCTGATTGTACCTTCAATCAGGATGACTTTCAGTCGTCCTTGCCCTCTACCGGTCCATACTATTGTTATGATCTTTCCGCTGCTACAGACAGAATGCCTGTAGACTTTCAGGTTAGTGTTTTAACTAACTTGATTGGGAGGGAACATGCCTTAGCATGGAAACGCCTGCTAGTAGGAGAGGCCTTTGTGAACAAAGATTGTGACCACCCGATTTATTATCGGGCAGGACAACCGATGGGAGCATACTCCTCTTGGGCCGCGATGGCACTAAGTCATCATGTAATGGTACAGCTATCAGCAATTAATGCTCAGGTTGTAAAACCTGGTCAATATTTTCCTGATTACTGTCTATTAGGTGATGATTTAGTTATTGCCAATCGTGAAGTAGCCCTTCAATATAAAATCTTATGCTCTCAGCTTGATATGCCTATTTCTGATGAGAAAACTCTTGTATCCGAAAGGATGCTGGAGTTTGCCAAAAGAATAGTTATATCAGGTACTGAGGTATCAGGTTTTAGTATCGGGGGTTTCTTAGAGACTTGGAAGAAGTATTCACTTCTTCACGAGTTTCTTCGAAACCAAGCTACTCACGGATGGAACTTGCCTATCTCTGAGCACCCAGACTTGATCCGAGCCACATTTAGTTTCTTTAAACGTCCTGCGCAAGCAGAACGGATAGTGAAGCTATATATGGTTTACCACTATATAGGAAATTTCATCAGTAAAGTTACCGATGAAACTTCTATACCCTGTGACCGTATTAATGCTGGACACTCTTTACGAGTGTCGGTGCAGCAATACTTCCACAGGACTTTTCCTTTATGGGAGTTTATTTCGACTCCCGAGATGTTAAATCTCCTCGTTGATTTTATCAAAGAGATGAAGTTAAAGATAGCGGTCTCGGATGTTGAGAGATTGTTTGAGAACCGGGACACCATAGTTAAAACTATGGATGACCAGGCTCTTAAACATCTCCCAAGCTTGAATGTCCAGTTATACCAAGCTCTAAGACGTGAGACGCTACCCGTTATTAGTGTTGCAAATACTCTTCTCAGACTTAGCGTTGACGCCGTTAACCGTTTGGTTAGTGACGAAAACGTTAATATCTTTGAATTGGGTATTTCCAAATACTATGTTGGAGAAGCAATCTTCAGCCTTAGAAGAGCTCGGTCTATCTCACTAGCTCAGGCCCGGTTAACTAAGCAACTTTTAGATGTTTGGCAGGATCGAGCCATGGAATCTGTTCCTTTATACCAGTATATTGAGAAATATACCGGTTTCAAGGCAGATACCCAGGTCCGACCTCCCTTAACACCTAAGTTACGTCGTAGAACTGGTACTAAGCACTGTAAATAGTACTCGAGCGGGCACCTAAACCTGCTATAAGGTAGTCCTTCCGACTTAGTTTGGAGAGAAAGGAAAAGTGCTCTGGTTTTCCAGAAACTTTTCTCTCTGACCTAACTAGGAGGGCCGAAGTCCCTTATAGTGGGACCCCCCAGAGATGGGGGGAGGCTTTGGTGACTTGGTA